AATCGGCATAACCACGGATCGCATCAGCGGCACGACCACCCCAGGCAAGGGCGCTATCAAGAACGCCTTCCAGGTTTAGTGCGTACTGATTCAGAATTGCGGGTGCCTCGACCCCGAACGCGTCGATCACCTGACGGCTTTCGCTGCTCAGATCCAGGTAATCCGCGATCTGCTCCAAGGACGGACCCGAGGAGGTTTGGGAAGAGTTGGGCGAGTAGTCCTGGCTGGGATACGAGGTCGGCGCTGCCGATTGTGGCGTACCCTGGGGGCTGACTTGTCCGAAGTTCGCCGGGGTAAATTGAGTCGTCGGTTGAGACGGTTGACCCTGGAACGGGGATTGAACTGGAGCGCTCAGCAGGTTCACTACCTTGTTGAACGCCGATTCCCAAGGATTGCCCTGCTCCGCCGGGGCCGGTTGGGATTGGGGGGCGTACTGAGTAGGGGCTGATTGGTAGCTGGGGGCCGCCTGCGGAACCGCCTGCGGGAAGCTGGTACCCACCTGATAAGCCACCGGGGCTTGTTGAACCGGTGCTGGAGCCACGTAGCTGCTTGGAGCCACTGCTGCTGCTGGTGCTTGGCTTGTCTGTGGGATCGATTGGACGGTAGCGTCCTGCATAACTCATCTCCTTTTGTAAGGCTTCTAAGGTTCGATACAGATATGGCGTCAAATCCAATCTCGGATCCGCAGCCATCGGTAAATCCGGTGATTGCGGGTGAGGAGTCTGCATCATTCCCCCCACCAAGCGAGCGAATGAAGAGTATGCACCCTGCAATTCGTTCACCATCCTGAACGGGAACCCAGATAACATCTCGGCCCGCTCCTCATCCGTCTTAGACGGGAAGAGGTATTTCAGTGCTTCAATGCTATCAACACCTAATTCCTGCAAGTTTCTAACAACAATTGAGTTGTTAAGAATGTCTTGCGTTGAATCTTCGTATACGGGTCCCAGCCAACGCCATTGAATAGTGATATCACCATCTGGGATTAAGCCTAATACACCGGGAGGTATTTGTTGCGTCCGAAGACAAGCCATCATTAATTGTTTGACTTGATCTTCAAACATGGACATTGCATCGTTATACATACTTACTTCTTCTGGTGATGCACCCTCAGAAGGAGTAATGGGCTTCTCAAGGCCAGCAGCTGCGGCCAGGGTTTCACGGAAAAGCCTTTCTTCTTGAAAAATTATTAGTTCAATACACCTGCAGATGCCATACGTGTAAATTGCATTTGCTTTCTTTTTGGCAGTTGCAGAAACACGACCGAACAAAGATTTGTACTCAGTTGCAGTAACACCTGCGGAAATTGATAATTCATCCACACCGCCTAAAGCCGTGCGGATTTCTTCGCGGTACTGACGTGCGAACGAATTCTGATCACCAGTGATCGCATCAGGAACGATGTAGCCAACACGATCATTCGGCTCCAGGTTTGCAATAACTCGTGGAACGCGAATCTGACCATCGACTCCACGGCTGACAGGATCAGCCTTAAACATCGACCGACTTAAAGGACCTGCGCCTGCAAAGCCAGAGTTGGCAGCGATGGAAGGACGTTGAACTGTTGCGTCGCCACCAGACTCAATCAGGTCAGTCTTAGGACGAGAAGACAGCAGTGTGGGGTTACCAAAGAAGGTAACGTTCTTCCGCATGGTGCGGACCATCTCATCATGGGTGACGATGTGATTCGCAAGTGCATCGAACTCACCTGTTCCCTCTGTAGAAAAACCCTTCGGGTTATTGAAGATCTCAACACAAGGGATGAAACCTAATGTATTTCGGAATGTCTTGGTTTTACCACCAACAGAATAATTAGGTTGCTCAAAAGAAATCTCACCTTCTGAATGAGTTTCTTCAATTGTTGTACGTTTAATAGATAAACGAATATATCGTTTTGCGCCCTGTTGACCCATGCCATTGGCACCAGTCAAATTTGTAGTTTGAATCTCAGGCTCAAATCCAGCACCACGGCGAACCTTGTAGCTGTAGATGATTACGACTTCATCTAGCTCGCCATCGACGTTGTAATAAGTCCGATACTCGTGACGACGAAAGTAATAAAGACGATAATTAGTATCAGTTGGGCGGATGTAAAAAAGTCCTTGTCCATCACACAGAAAATAATCCCAGATTGAATCGAATCGTGTATCAAGTTGGTTGTATTTAATTACACGGTCAACAAAATCTTTGCGCTGGTTACCGAAATTATCTTGTGCAGGAAAAAACTCAACCCCTTGGCGCACGCCAAAAAGTTTCATCTGTGCCAGATGAGACGCCACAATGCCAGTGTCAATCATCGACCCACCGTCTTTATCGAGGTAGGAATCAATGATTTCCTTAAGCCTAGATTTAGCGTCCGCCGACATTAACTATTTTCCTTTTTATCTTTATTGATCTTAGCAGCCTTCGCTCGCTTCTTGGAATCAAGCCATTTGCGGAAAAAAGCTAATTCAGCTGGGCCATAAAGCTCTGGATGTTTAAGAGCATTTTTGACCAACTTTTTAGTTTTCATCTTAAGAAACGTATTTGCCCTGGAAACCTGCAGGAACTTGACCAACCGGGACCTGACCCAATTGAGGACCCAAGTAAAACTGTGCGTTCTGAATACCACCCATATTGCCGATCGCACCAGGGAGACTGCCGAAACCCTGGGCTAAAGGAAGCTGTGGACCGGTGCGCCGAAGAAAAATTTCTCGTTCATTTGGATTATCGGTACCTTGACCTTTGTTATAAATTTTTTGCTGGCGTGCGTCTTTCTTAAAAGCTTCAGGGTTAATAGCGCTGCCAGGGCCACCCATGAAATTACCGCCAGCCATCAGGTTGCCTGGTGCGCCAGGTACACCTGCACCTTCGCCTGCGTATCGAATACCTCTATGGAACATTCTTCTAACTTCTAATCTTCTTATTTTAATCCTCTAAAACTTCATATCCAGCTGAATCATTTACCTTTGTCAGAACTACCCCGTTCCCCCTCAGGTCCCAGTCGAGTACATCCCCCTCTTGCCACCCCATCTCATCCACCAATTCATCTGGTAAGGTAATAAATGGATTGCCATTATCGTCTTCCTGCACTTCGACAATGTAATTCATTTCGACAAAAGCTTTTCCATTAGCTTATCAAGCTTGTTATTGATTTGCTTAAAGTTATCGTGCATTTCCTTAATTTCTCTGAGGAAATCTGTTTTTAAAACGTATTCAATTGGCATGCGGTTTACTTGGTCTTCCAAGAGATCAATCCTTCTTTTCTGCGAACCAATGTAATCAAAAGCCTGTTGTACACGCTCTTGTTGACGGTCCAGAATCTTATTGGCTACCCATGTTCCGCCTGTAAATGCAGAAACGATGGCAGTTGCAATGACTGCCAAATATTCCGGACCCACGAACTTAAATAAATTGTTTTTTTAATTCTAAGACTAATAATCAACCTGTAATTTACCTTTGCGCATCAACCCGGTTACCAACCAAACCAACGCATCGACGCAATCATCATGGCTACTTACACCGAAATTTGTGAGTTCCTCGAAGAGATTTGTGAAGTTCCGGTACCGATTGAAAATGATTTTTCTGTCCTCAAACATTCCCATAATTCCACGGAAACGTGCCAACTTGTCTGCACGGAAACCCTTCACAGGATGCCAGATCAAATTGTAGAGACCTTCGTTATTCAGGCAAATCCTCTTGAAGTCTGCTTCGAGGGATGCCTGGTACTGGACGGCCTCTGACCAGATATCACAAGTCGAATAAGTTGGGAAGTAATTTCCACTTTCATCTTGACCAATCACAGACCAATCATTAAGTAGTTCCTTCATTGCATCCAACTTCTCGAGGTTGCCCATCACCCTGAGACGCCTGTAATCAATGATGTGGATGCGATCTCCAATCCTTCCACCTAACACCATTACGGTGTAGTCATTTTTTTCTTTGGTGCCAGCTGAGAGATCAACACCAATTCCAAGAGCATCAAACTCTGTTGAAATCTCGGCTTTAACCAATAATTCCGGTGCCAAGGACAGCTCATTCTGACGAATGATCTTGTTCATGTACTGGAAGGAAAAAGCAATTGGGGCCTGTCTTTTCTTTTCCTTCAGATAATCAAGTGACCACATCTCTGGCCAATACGACTTCTCGTCACCGCTAACAGGATCGTTGTAAATGGCAGAGAGAACAATCTGAGACCAGTTGTTCTGCTCATTAAACGTTGTCGCATGAATGTCATCATGCCTAAAACGAGTACCAAGACAGATTGCTCTACCACCCTCGAACATGGTCGGTGCGATAACCGCGTTCCAGTTCTCCTGCATCTGTTTACGGATGTCAGGGTTGGAAATATCAGCAGCAGATTTGATTGCGTCATCGATCATCACAAGGTGAGATCGTTTTGATGTCACTGAACCCTTGAGACCTGCAGCACACAAGGTAAATTGTTCTTCACCAGTTGTATCGATACCTGCAAATTTATGATCAATTGACCAGTACTCGTTACTGGTTACGTTCTTCAAAAGGCGAACGGTAGGGAAAACTTCTTGATACCGTTTGCTCTCAATAATACGTTTGATTGTTGCGGACTTAGAACGTGCAATGTCAACCGTATAAGACAGATAAAGAA